TACCTTGACATGGTAGGGGTCACAAGTTCGATCCTTGTACCGCCCACCAGCACTTTCAATGATTTAGGCGATGCCATCTCGGGTCGCCTTGGTCATTTTAGCACGCTGGTAACACGCAATTCGTCCATATATCCGTCGATCACACCTGCGGCCTTGCCCAGGTAACCAGGCCGGTACTTAGCGTAAGTCTCGGTTTTTCCCTTATAGGCCCGGTGCCCGAGGAAGCCGCTGATTTCCGCTTCCGGCACATCCGCTGCCCGTAGCTCGGTCGCCATTGTATGGCGGATCGTCTTGGCTACCGCGTTCGACGGCAAGCCAGCCCGCCTGCGCAATCCCCTCCATGCCGTCTTGAAGCTCCCTATGGGTTCGCCACGCCACGCCACCAGAGCCCCTGAGCGGGCTTCTGTGAGCCACGGGCGAAGGAACTCACACACGGGCACCACCGGGCGAAACTTGCGCGTCTGCACGCGCCCAGGCGGGTTCGTGTTGAACAGCCAGCGCTGGTGATCTACGAACTCCCCGCGAAGGTCCAGGATCGCCTCTGGTCGCGACAGGGTGCAGTAGGCGAGGGCGAGGAAGGCTCGCTCATGGGGAAGCTTGGCTGAGCTCCACAGGGCCTCTGATTGGGCCTTGGTCAGCACCAGCTCTGCCGACGGCCCATCCTCTCCGGGGATGACGAAGGGTGCCGAGGTTATCTCCCCTTCCTTGTAGGCCCGCGTCAGGGCCGCTTTCCCCACCGTCATGATTCGCTTGATGTAGCCATCGGAACGCGGGCGCTTGCCTCCCGACCGTAGCCACTCGATGAATTCCCTCTGCTTCGCTGGTGTCGCCTCCTGAACCATGGCTCCAGCGAAGAAGTCGGACCACAGGCCCATGGCTATCCTGGCGAACTCTGCCGAGGCCAACATACAGGCGTGCTGCTGGTAGTAGCGCACAAGCACCTGTTCTAGCGGCATGTCCTGCGGCTCTTGCTTGCCGACACGGCCATACTTAGCGTGCCACTCCCACAGCCTTACTTTCGCTTCTTGAAGATCGCTTGTGCCAAGTGATGCGCGTCGTGTTTGCCGAGTGCTGGCGTCGAACCATGTCCGGCACCAGGCGTCGGAGCCTTCTCTCTGGCTGAGCCAGACGTTGCCGATTTGTCCAAGCCGCTCCTGCATAGCTGCCGATACTCTTCAAGGATGGATTCTGTGTAACGGATGACCCTTTGGCCGAACCGCATCGGTGTAACTCGTCCAGCGACTCGTTCGCGCATCAAGGTAGCCTTGCTCATGCCGAGACGCCTAGCCGCTTCGGCTTCGTCAAAGGGAATGTGCAGATCTTCAGCGACGCTCATTGTGGGTCCGTCGCCTGAAGTAAAAATGTCTTCATGGCAAGCTCTTCCTGAGTTGGTCGCCTATTCCACGCGTTAACGACAAGGTTCCTACTAGGAGAACTACCCGTTCCGCAGCCGCACCCATAACAGCAAATGCTCCACATCCCCAATATTTTTTCGATATAGCCGATGCGGCCGCAGAAAGGGCACGGCTTTGCCTCTTCGAGCCTTTCTGGCTTCGGCATGTCTCCGTGAGTCATGGCTTCCTCTCCATCCCATGCTCGAAAATTATCTCTAGACTGTCTAGCGAAAGCCGATATACCTCTTCCGGAGAATCACCGTATTCCTCAATTTCTGGAAACTCAGCGACAGTTGCTCGATAGCAGAGTTCACCATCGAAGCGCCCGTAATCAATGAGGATTGTGTGGCCGGGAACATCCCTTGGAGGAACGAACAAAATTGTATCGACCTTAATCATGCGTCCTCCGTACCCTTAGCCAATGGCTTCTTAGGCAGATATCGCAATAGGTCGATGCCTGGATTATTTACTGTGCCAACCAACATCTTCATTGCCGAATCCTTATAGGTGACACTGCATTTCTCGCAAGGGTCGCCAAAGCCCTTCCGTCCGCAAGTGGAACATTGCTTCATGGAATAGATAGCAAGAGATAGGGGTATCCAGAACATCGTCAATACCTCACTCGTAGATGGGCCGGCCAAGCATGTCTAGACCACAGAACTTCTTTCCTTCCCATCGCGGATCAAAAAAACTGAGGATTTGCCTTATTAGGCTAGGACTTCCCCAGGCGATGCACCCTCTGTCGAAAACTAGTGCACCGGAATTCCGGCGATGGAATAGCTGAAGATTCTTGATGGCCTCAATGACGCTTTCTTCAAGCGCTTTGCGCGTAAGCTCATCAAAGTCCTTTGGCTCGATAAAGTCATTCATCCCCATCCCCCTCCACCATCTGCCTAACCGCCTCCCTCGACCCAAAGGCGATGATGCCGCCGGGGTAGGGGATGATGGCTGCGGCGCGGCGCTCCAGGCGTTGGAGCGCTTCAGCCGTTTTGATTAGCTGATTACGAAGCATTGGGATGGTAGTCATGCGGATGTCGCTCACTTCGGCGGCTCCGGAAGATGCATCCAGTGGGTAGGAATAGTCGAAAAGGTGAAGAATCCGTCCGTCCAGAATTGATCCTCCTCAGACCATTTAGCCTTGTCCACAAAAGTTGATGACCCTATGAGAATCGGTGTCCCATCCCTAGGTGCCGTCTCAATCGTTTTCCAGTCCATCACTCCCTCCCCGTGTGCTTGGCTATGAGCTTCTTGAAACTTTCAAGTTCCATCGCTAGCTCGTAGCAATATCCAGCTGACAATCCGCTCTGGATCTTCATATGCGATCCATTGTCAGATCGACTCTTAAGATAATGGATATGGTCATCCAGAGATTTGGGCCAAGAGATCACCGCCACCACCGGCCCGGATGATTGGGTGCGGGCTTGCCATGCGAGCCATGCGTAGCCAGCTGGGCGATAGGCGTAATGCTCGGGAAGGCTAGGATGTATCGCCAAGTCAGGTCTCTTGAATGTTTCCTTAGCCCACGCCTCAAACTTCACGCGCTCTGATTCGTTGGTCATTTCACGTCCCCACAGGCGGCGCACCCATGGTCGCCGCAGACAGTACATAGCGGCTCGGGATCTTGGATGAGGTCTTCAATCTCCTCCCGCCCGGACAGCGCGGCGGTGAGTGCGGCGCGCATGGCTTCACGCATACCTGCCGTGTTGTTTTGTAGCGATGGCGCCGAGTAGATGGATATGAGGTAGGCCGATTCGGCCCGCTTAACCATCGCCTCATCGACCCTCATCCTCTCGGCATACTCGCGGAGCATGGCGGCCGCTTCATCGCAGACGATTTGGTCCTCATGGTCAACGCCAACGACTTGTTCTAACTTGTCCGCCATCCGCAACGCATCGGCTTGTGTGGTCATGGCTTTTCCTCCCATCGGACAGGCTGTCGACCCCATTTCCAGAACTGCCACAAGTAGAAGTTTGCATGCACCGTACGCATGGTCTTCGACGGCCAGTAAATGCGACCGCCGGTCATCCATGGGCCTGGCTCGCCGCAGTTAGGGCACACCTCGAAAAAGGTAGCCACGTCCTTAGCGAAGTTTTTATTGCAGCTAGGGCACGGCGTGCGCAATTCCCACGGGCCGTAAAAGTCCGGCAAGCCTTTCGTTACCGCCTCGCCTGCTTGGGTGGGGTTCATGGCTTTTCCTTTCGGTCATCCAGTTCAGACGCGGCAGACGCTAGTGCCTGACGTAGAAAATCTACGGTTTCGGCATCTTCCTGCGGAAGGTCTAGCTGCTTTGAAATCACCTTTAGGGCGGCATCGGAAGCTCCCGCTAATTGGCGTAAGCAACTGGCCGAACGGCGATCAGCCATAGCTTCGTTGACCGCTCGCAAAACTCCATACTCCGCGCGCCCTTTCACTCCCCTTCTCCCTTCCCGCCTTGGGTGGGGTTGAGCAAATTCTCAATGTCATCGGCCGCAATGCGACCGTCTAAGGTGTCGTTGGCTCCGCGACGCAAAGCCTTCAATGCGTGCTTCAACGTGTCGATTTCCACCACCATGTGGCCGGGCTTGCTGGCAGTGGATGTGGCGTTGAGCTTGAGCACGGCGTCGATACAGGCATTCCAGCCCGCATCGTGGTCCGCAGCCCTGGCTTGGCCTTCGCGTGATTCATCGGCGTAAAGCTTCGCGGTCCTACGCTCCGGCACCACCATGTGGCCGGGCTTGGTGGGGGTGGTGTAGAGCTTCGTGCCCGCTGGTAGTGGCCGATTGAGCGATACATGGCATCGCACTTCGCCACCAGGGACAAGCGCTTCCATGGTGTAAACCTCACCCACAGCCGCGCTAGGGGTGGCGGATGCGAGGGCGGCAGCTCCGATCATCTTCGCGACAGCATCGCGCGCGTGTCGAAGTTCTACGTTCGACTGCTGCGCTTGCGAGGCATACGGACCGATTTTCGTTTGGTACTTGGCGTAAAGGACAGCGAACACTTTGCAGGCTCGGTCCATGGCCGACAGCAAATCCCCAGCCGCGCGATCTTCGAGGCGGGGGGATTGGGTGGATCGAACGCCAGCTTTGAATGCCCACAAAGCCTCGCTGTATTCTATTGATCCATTCTGGAGCCCGATGCGCTGGCAGTATGCGGCGGCAGCGTCTTCCGCTTCGGTAGGTTCTTCTTTCTTAGTGTTCATGTCAGTACTCCGTGCCACACAGGAATCCCGGTGAAGCTTCTCGCAACCAATTTGCGATGGAGGTCATGTCTCCGGTTTGATTTTCGTCTTCGTCAAACTCGGGAGTGGGCTTATCTAGCTCCTCTTGCGACAATTCGCACGGATAGCCCTCCTCACACGACTCGCCGGTCTCGTCCTCGTAAAGGCGTGCCGCCTGGTCAGAACTGAGTGCGGCATAAATCTCGCAATCGCTAACGTGGAAGGCTTTCAATTCTTCATTCTTGGTGGTCATGCTGATGTCTCCTGAAATCTGGTATTCCACATAGCTAATACGTCGGCTTCTTCATCCCCATGGACGCCACAAAAACGACCGCTAGGGCATGCGTTGCACTCGATAGCAAGATAGCCTTCGTCGAACTCTCGGAATTCTTTGAGCGTCGGGATAACACCACAAAACGGACAGGGAAGAATGTTCATTAATCAAGCCCAGTTTCAGGCGTTGAGTTACGGAAGATGCGTGCAATATCTTCAAAAGCCCTGGCCATCGATTCGCGTCGACCCTGAGACTTTCGAAGCCAGAACGTTATGGCTGTTCGGTCATCGTCCATGGGCGGATGATGCAAGCGCTCGGAAGAGTGGAGAACAAGCTGGGCAGCGTGATAAACGATCCCTGTATTTGATTTCTTTTCGACCGCGATTACTTCGTCGGTCAGTTCCTGGCTGTAGACGTTGATCCTCACACCCCGCCCTCCTGTCCGTTTCCTTTGGCTAGGGCGGCTCTGGCTTTCTTGGCCCAATCAATCATGTCCATATGTAGCGAAGCTCCATTGCCATACGTTTCCTTCTGAATCTTCACGGCCTCAGTCAACACACCTCGCAGCCTGTCTATTTCGGCGGCTACTACATGGACATATCCACGCTGCCCGAAATCCCCGTACCGCTCGGCAAGGTCTTTGAAAGTTTCCAATCCTTGGTCTACAAGGGAATTGTTCTCTTTCCGGGCTATCGAAGATGGATTGTCTTCGTATACCCAATCGATGCCATACCGTTCGCCATATAGCTCATTGGCATGGCTTGCATCGATGTGGCTATGAACCACCACTTTCTTTGCCCCTGCCTTAAACTCCTGCAACTTATCTATCTCTCCAGACGGAACTGCCTGCGCATAGAAATCCTCAACCTTTGCGCCAATGGTAATTGCGTACTTGTGGGCCTCTTCAAAGTCACTGAAAAGCTCCGTGAATGCTCCACGGACGCGCCATACTTCGGCATTAATTGGATTGGTCATCACTTTTTCTCCCCATCAGCGTTGAGGGCGGCGTCTATGGCAGGACCGTGGTCGATCACCTGGACGTATCTACCGTCCACAACCTTGACATTGCGCATCCTGCACGGACATAGCGGCTGACCGTCCTGCGGTCCGATGCAGTTGCATGCGCGGGATTCATGAAGCGGCACTGCTCTCTTTTCATAAGCCTGCGGCATCGTCTTCATTCCGCCTTCTCCCTCAGTCGTTGGTGGGTCATGGCTGTTCCTTGAGTCGGATGTACTTGCCGGCGATGCTGCTCACGCGAAGGGCTTCGGCGTCTGCATCGCTATAAGCGATCAGCACCATGGGGCCGCCACTGTTGCCTTTCGCCTGCTTGCCGTTGACGTGGTAGAAACTCGGGCGCCCGGCCATGAACAGAACAGCGTAAGCACTCGGCCAGACGTA